CCCTAGTAGATTTAAATATTACTCTGGATTCTCCTATTGGACATGCTATTCAGGGTATGGCATTTGATTCAAATGGGTTTTTATATATAGCCAGTTCTTATGCTGAAGGCGTGACGCCCAACAATACTAAATATTCAATTATCTATAAGGTTGAAATTAATTCCATTGAAAGTATTGTAACACAATTTACAATATCAAATATTAGTTTAATTAATACATCCCTAAGAGGGTTAGATTTTGATTCTTCGGGAAACTTGTATATTGCAGATAAAATGAATAGCAATATAATCAAGATAGTAATAACTGGTTATTCCACTGGCGTTGGTTCTATTTATGTTCCAAATTATATTGGATTGAATGAGCCTTCAGATATTAAATTTGACCAATATAATAATGCATATATTGCAAATTCGGCGGAGAATAATATTATAAAAGTGACTTCTTCAGGCACGATATCTATATTTGCATCAGGACTTCTTTATCCTACGGAATTAACATTTAATCTTGCAGATTCCGCGTTATATTCTACAAATTATGGATACGCGCAAACAGATATCAACATAACATATCTTGCTAAAATTGTGAATGGAGTTATTACAAATATCAGGTATGTTTCATTTCCATTTGGAATAGTTGCGACCACCACTGGAGACATATATTATACGTCTTCGGAAGTTTATAGCTCTGGAGAGGCAGATAACACTATTAGCATAGTTAATCTGACTCAAAATAACATTACGTCAAATTATGCAAATACTATGCCTTATTCTTCTAGTCCTGGTACTCAAAGCATTAGTCCGATTACATCTACAGCATTTGATACATCCAATAATTTATATGCTGCTCAATATACGAATGATATTTCTTATAATGGTTATTTTGGTGTAATTTGGAAAATATCCAGTCCCACTACAGATCCATCATACAACCCAACTAAATTTTATCCAACCTTACTAACAGACCCATCTTTAAATAATCCAACGTCTATTGCATTTAATAATTCAAAAACTTATTTATATGTTGCAAATTCTACTAGTAATCAAATTATAGCCATTCAAATGAGTGTGCCTTCTGGAACAATAGTATCTATATCAGGTACGCAACTAAGTTCACCAAGCGCAATCGTCTTTGATGGGACTGGTGGGTTTGGAAAATTATATGTAGCGAATAGTCTAAATAATACTATTTGTATATTAACTTTTTCAAGCGCGACTAATGCTTCAAGCGCTGTTTATCTATTTGGTGGTTCGCCATTGAGTTCTCCTGCAGGGTTAGATTTTGATTCAACATATACAAATTTATACGTATCAAACGCGGGTTATAATAATATTTTAAAAATTCCACTCTCTACAAACGTAGCATCTATATATAATCTCAATGGTGTTTCTATTAATTCGCCATCAGGACTTATATTAGATAATTCAAATAACATACTATATGTATCCAATATGGATACAAATGAGATTGTTCAAATTACCAATAATAATACTGCTTCAAATTTGTCTATTGTTGCAGGCGATTCAATTGGAGGTGGTGAAATAACGTTAAACCAGCCTATGGGACTTACGATAGATAGTTCTGGAAATCTGTATATTTCAAATTATGCCAACTATTTTGATGCAGTTGTTAAACTAACATTTGGTTATTCATCGAGTTTAATTAATACAATTTCACTTTACTTTCCATCCGATACGGCAATTGATATAAATAACAAAAATATATTTATTACCAGCTACTCGACGGGTGCTTTCAATTATATATATAAATTAGATGCAAATAATGTATTGACATATTATTCATCTACCTCACCCATTACAAATGGGAATGTTTCACTTACAATTAATAATGCAACTAGAAGGTTATATGTATTAGACTATAACGCGAATATTTGCTCTATTAGTACAACCGGAGTTGCAACGTTATTTACTATTAATGATGTTGTTCCCGCTGCTGGGTGTAGCTGTATTCGTTATAGATCTCCAAATCTATTATATATTGCAGATACAACAAATGGACGAATCATCAAGGTCAACATTATAAATCCAGCTACTTCTGGAGTTGGGAGTGTATTACCAATTACAGGTATACCTTTTACTCCGACATTTAGACCATCAGTTATAGCATTTGATTCTACTGGTAATATGTATATAAGCGCTGGTGAAAATATACCAGGTGCTAGTTCAACTACAATAGGCAATACAGCTACTTCTAGAATCGTATATAAAGTAAATTTGAGTACTAATGTTGCAACTAATTATATAACATTAACTGATATTGCACTTGTAAAAGGTATATCTGGTATTGCTTTTGATTCTCAGGACTACATGTATACAAGAGGTGCAATATTTCAATCGCTGGGTGTGTATATATCTCAGTTATACAGAACAACGCCAAATGGTAATACAAGCACAACAGAGTTGATACCTCAAAATTTCACTTCGAATGTACAAATTTTTCCATTAAATTATATACCTTGGGAAAATTCTATAGTCGCGACAGATTTTCGTAGTAGTAAAATATACAAAATATATTTGTCGTATACATTCACTAATATGTTGGGAAAATTAGGGCCGTATGATGATACATTATTTATTTTTGATATAACTACAAGTGATAATAATTTTGATGTTAGTTTTAACGTTTACACTCCGTATCTTGTAATAGACCCATCCAATATTATGCCAAACACACCTACTAATGTATCCTTCCATTTTGTCAATCCATATGTCATACCCGCCCCGACGGATTCTTATAGACTTGAATGTAATGGCATCCCTGTACCCGCCAATATATTTTGCAATAACTGCACGTATAATAAATCAAGTTTTTTAGCAGGGGCTTACCCAACGGGGGTTGTATACAGCACAACAACGACTTACTTGTATGTTGCTCTGAAAAATAATACGATTACACGAATTAGTACACTTGGAATACTTGATAATAATTATTTCCCTCCGGAGTTGGGGCTCGTTGGACCAACTAGTTTAGTTTTAGACAAATTCTCTGACATGTTTGTTTTAAATGCTGGAAGTGATTTTATAAGTTTTATAACCTTGCAAAATAATATCATTAGCGTAAACAATAATTTTTTCACAGGAATATATCTACCAATTTGTTTAACATATGATGCAGATACGGATTCATTATATCTTCTAAGCGGAGCTGTTCCTAACACCAGAATTACAAGGATTAACGCAAGAACTGCTGCTTTTGAAATATTACCCATCCCTTTCGGTGCATTATATGACCCAAATGGTCTAACGATTGACGCATACGATGGATTAGTTTCACCTGTTAACAATCAGCCAGCTCATACAAAATATCTATATGTTAGCAATCAAGACCAAATCAAGAATAATCAAATATTACGCATCGATCTAACAAGAAGAGATCCAAGCAATAATATAATTATCTCGACACTTGTATACAATTTACTCTATAAACCATTTACTATGGCAAACCAAAATGATGGGTACTTGTATGTTGCAAATAAAACAGCAAACAATATAAGTAAAATATCTCTAACGCGTCTTGATCCGGATATTCAACCTTGGGCAGTAAATGGTATTTCCGTTCCAGCTGATTTATGTTTTGATAACTTGGGCGATTTGTTTATTGCGAATAGTGGGACAGGTCCTAGGAATACCCGTGTTTCCAAGATTTACACAAACTACTTCTTTTTCACTGACGTTAAACTAAGCAATGGAACATGCGATAATGCAGAAATATACGACATTACTACAAAAAGTTATGTTGTTATTGGTTATTATCCTCCACCCAACATTTATAATTTTCCCATTCCAATTCCAATGCCAATAAACACATAACGTAATTCAATACAATTGTGAATATTATAATATTTTGCGGATTGTGGGAAAAGTTCCCACCGGTCTTGCATTTTTACGATTTTTTACTTCAAATCCTTTTTCAAGAAATCAAAATTGGACATTTATAAATGTCCATTTTTGAAAATCCTAAAATACTTTTGGAAAATCGAATATTTGTGAGCATAATGAAAAATTAGCGTCTCACGCCTGAAAAAAAATAAAAAATTTTGTGATGCTAATTTTTTTATTTTTTGGCGCGGAATCTTTAGGAATTTTTTTATGTAAGTATTATATACTTACAAATGGCTTTAAATATATCAAAAAAAAATGCCAATATATATAGTTGCAATACTTGCGACTTTACATGCAGTAAACAAAGCAACTATGACGCCCATATATTAACACGCAAACACAAAATACTTACAAATACTTACGAAATCATGCCAAAAAATGCCACAATTCATATATGCTCTTGTGGAAAAAAATATAAACATCGTCAGAGTTTATATACTCACAAATCTCAATGTTTACAAATATATAATGCTACGCAAGATACATCAATAAATATACCTGACTTGGAGATGCATAACAATTATACCACACAACTATCACATGATGACGACAAAATGCAAACTAGTCTTATACTTGAGCTAGTCAAGCAAAATCAAGAGTTCAAACAACTATTGATGGAGCAAAATAAGACCATGATAGAAGTCGCAAAAAATAACCAAGTAAACAATACAATACACAATAACATTAGCAATAGCAACAATAACAACAATAACAAGACATTCAACCTCCAATTCTTCTTGAACGAGACGTGCAAAGATGCGATGAATATGAAGGACTTCATCAAATCACTTGAATTGAGCTTGCCAGAGCTGGAAAAAATGGGCGAGATTGGTTTTGCCGAAGGCATGTCTCGTGTCTTTGTGAATCGCCTGAATAGCTTGGATATAACCAAGAGACCTATTCATTGTAGTGATGTCAAGAGAGAAATAATCCATATCAAGGATGATAACAAATGGGAACGCGACAATGCAAATCTGGATAGGCTCAGAAAGATTATCAAACAACTTACACATAAGAATATTTTGAAGGTCGATGATTGGAAAAAGGCGAATCCGGGTTGCACGGAATACAACAGCAGGAAAAACGATCAATACTTGAGGATAAATATGGAAGCCATCGGTCCAGTTGATGAAGATGAAGTGAAGAGAGACTTTGGAAAGATAATCCGTCGCGTAGCTGAGAACACCGCGATTGATAAGAAGTATTGCTAATAAAAATGAAATGTTCTAATAGTATTTGTTTCAATACATATAATTAGTATGGAGACGCCAATCATTCAGAAAGAAATTCATCAAAATCTATATGAAGTGGACATAGATTTTGATTTAGCGAGCGCAGCGTGGCGAGCCAATAAACGCAGTATGGGAGACGGCAGTTTCAAATACAAGGACAATCGTGGATATGCTGAAGTACTCGCAACAATAAAGACACAAAATACGAGATACAATTTGAGACCTCGCATTGCGAAACAATATTAATAATAATAATAATAATAATAAATGATCATTTAACCCATCTCACATATACTCATTCTCATATTATTCACTAACAATTCAATATCTTGTATATCAGACGCAACAGACATATTTTGTTTTTTATCAAATATATATTTCATAAATTTTTCAGTGCATTTCACACCATCAAGCATGGTCGCCGACTTGTACTTTTTCTCAACAAATTTACAAAGTTCTAGTTGATTGGCACGAGTCCTTTTGAACTGCAAGAGAGAAGTATTATGCTTATTGCACCAAGCCATGAATTCTTGGTAATGAGCCAATAAAATCAACTTAATTACGTAGTAAGCGAGAACACTCGTCTTTTCCTTGTACAAGTTCTCTCTCAACAATGAATCTGTATCTGTCTGGGAATACATATTTTTGTATTGCAAACCCATAAACCCGAGTACTTTAACCATTTGAAAAAAGCTATATGTTCTTTCAAAGTTAATAAATACCTCGCACCGAGTTACAAATTCCGCAATATCGGCCTTGTTAGTGGTTTCATAATAGCTACAAAAACACGCATTCATTATTTCACCCCAGAATTCAGCATAAGCTTCATAAAGATTGATATCCGACTGGACATTGAATATGCGTCGTATAATTGAATTGCATTCATTATTATCCATATCTGAAAAATCAAGCGCAAAATTATGAAAGGTCTCGTGCATAAATACCTTGAACCATTCTTCTTGCCTAAAAATGACAATTTCAGAATTGGTCGGACAAGTATAGGTGAATGCAGTATTAACATGATTCGGGTCTAAAATATGTACATTGGTCTCCGGTAAAATTTTGGGTAATCGCGTAAAATACAAATAAAAGGTTATTGTTTTTGCGCATGATGACGTGGAAGCATACTGATTTATAATATATATCCACGCCAACATCGAATCCACGTAATGGCTGTATTTATCCAAATGCATCTCTACATTCACATCTTCAACTACAAAGCATATAGTAATTTTTCTGTCAAAGAGAGAAATAGTGTAGGTTAGTTCTGTCATGGCATGCTCATCAATATGACGTCGTATTTCATCAGTAAAGCTATTATTCGGAAAAGTTTTGGGTTTAGGAATCTGCTTGACGTTTTGAATCGTGTTGATTTTCAAAGTTGGCTTTACCTTGAGCGCGCTCACGTATTCATGTGCATTATGAATATCATAATATAACCGCTCTAGAATAGCGTCGGTCTGCTTATTTTGATGAACTTGTTTAACACATTTTTTATCTAAAAAGAAAGACATTAATTGTTGACTTTTTTTGGTCAATTTCATATTATTTATATAATAACGTTATTTTTATATTTATTGCGACAGAAATATGAGATATTTATCAAATTTTATCAGAGGAGAATATATAAACATCATGTTCACATATTCTATTTCTATATTGGCAATATTCAAAAATGAATCTAGTATTATTGGAGAGTGGTTAAATCATTATATGAGAGAAGGAGTAGAACATTTCTATTTGATAGACAACGGATCCACCGACGATATAAATGATACGCTTTCTAGATATTCAAATATAACACTTATAAAAGACGACAGAATCGCGACAACAGAAACACAGACATTTCTAATAAATCATTATTATTTGAATACTATTAAGAATGAGACGGAATGGATAATCATATGCGACGTAGATGAATACATTTATGCACGAAATCGAAACCTTCAAATAATGGACGTTTTGAAAAAATTACCGACAAATGTAGAGAAAATCTGGATTCCTTGGAAATGTTTTGGTTCAAATGGATGCATAACCCAACCTAATGGAGTTATTTGGTCCTTTACTAAAAGAAGCGCAATTATATCTGCACAAATGGAACATGGAAAAGTCATTTGTAGAACACAAAACTTAATAGGCATACTAGCAGGAGGTAGCATGGTAGAGCTAAGTGAAAACAATATATATTATTTGTGTAATGGGCAACAATTAGAGAATTGTAAATCTAATGATCGGGTATTCCATGCTCTAAGCCTGCATTTGAATCACTATATGCAGATGACGGAGTTTCATAATATGGACGAAACATGGGTTTCTAACATGGACGAAACCTGTAGTCAAGTAAATGATGATGAATTGATGCAGAAAATACATAAACGTACCAAAAAAGAAACATAAGAAACCTAAATCAAATATAATTATATTATTTCGTTATAGCTCCTTGCGAATTTTGTCGCGAACGAGCATCAAGGACTCGTATATCTCAGGCTCACGCGAGCGTTTATGATGCATTAGTTTTGCATTGTTAGTCGCCAATAGCAACGCCTTTAAATCTTCATTTTGGGTGAATTTCGCATATTGTGCATCATACAACTCTTTCTCACTTCGCGGTCCAAAGAAATCGGGGTCAATGACAACCTCCTTGGGGCGAACTAATTTCCCCTTGTATTTGCCGTTGGTTCCACCAAACCCCTCGGCCATGGTTGCATCTTTGGACAAGTCGGTTCCAGAATCAAGCGAAAAACTCAAATAAAATGCGGGATTATTCTTTTTGAACTTGGACGCTTGATAATAATGCTCAACGCTTGTCCACTGATGATTGTCAAATGTAAATGGCTGTGCCCATGTGTTTGCCAACTTCTTTCGCCACTCTGGAATAATCGCCAATGCAGTGAATTCCTTGATGGCGTCCTTGGGAATTTTCTCTCCCGAACCTTTTCCAGGTAATGGTTTAGCTGCAGAATTATTGTAGAACGAGAAGACAATACTATCATCATACATACCTCTCAATTTGGCTTCTGACAAATCTTCGTATTTTGTTTCTGAAACGGGTTTGTCTTTATTGCCGTTGCTGCTGCGCGAACGAGAGGTCTCCTTAAACTTGATGAAATCGGGAATGATTGCGAATGGGCCTGCATTACGTTCCATGCACTTGTCGACGATTAACTTTTTAACGTCATAGGGAATCTCCGCAAAAGTAAATATTTGTTTCCCCTTGTATGCTACCAATTTATAATGTCCGCCAGTAAATTCAACTATAATATACATCTCTGGACGGAACTCCCCCTTGTTTTGTAAAATCGTGTCATTTAACTGCCCACATTGAATAATATTATCCAAATCTTTTGCATTATATGCTTCGCTTGACAACATGATAAATTTGATATTGAGAATGCGCTCCAAGGTGGAAATCGCCCAAGTTTCGGCCCAAAACTCGCAGGTCTTTATTTTTTGCTTGAATTTTTCCAAAGTATCTACACCCTTCATAAATTTGTATTCGTTCAATAGCTGCGCGGTCATCTTTTTTGCACGAACAAGATCGTCATGTTGCGCCTTCACCTGTTTTGCATTCTCCACGAGCAATTTTTGTTCGTTGCGATCCAATACGCTTGAAAACTTGGC